TAGATGTTTGCCATTAGCCATTGGGAATCAATATGGTTATGTAATAACTTGTGAATACGATTTTGCTGTTTTGTGGAATGGCGGAAACTCCGTCCACGATTTGAAAATTTTGTTGCCTAACCATATTACAGATAATGCTAAACATTTCTACCCCCGTATAGAAAGCCATTTTGGACATGGAATTCTTACAATCAACCCACCATTTTTTATTAGGACACCAACTGGGGTTAATACAATAACGATGAGTCCCCCAAATTATATTTTGCCAGGAATTACTACCATGGTGGGGGTTATTGAAACTGACAACATTAGGCGTAATTTTACTTTCAATCTAAAAATACATTTACCAAATGTTCAAATTGCGATACCTAAAGGAACACCAATAGCCGCTTTTATGCCAATCCCTAGATATTTTGCGGATTCATTCGATATGCGTTTTGCTGATGATGTATTTTCTGAGGAAATTGTAATTGAGGAATTACAAGCACAAGAAGATGCGGCTATTAAAAGACTAGATATAGAGTACATAAGTGACCCGCCCGTTGGAAGAGATTACTTTATGGGTAGGGATATTTATGGCAATGAATTCAAAGACCATCAACTACCAAAGAGGAAAAAATGAGTAATATCAATAAAATAATAATTGTGGGCGCTGGTTCTTCGGGATACATTACTGCTTCATTTTTAAGTCAAACATTTCCAAATATGGATATTTCTGTTATAGAAAGTCCAAATCATCCTATTGTTGGTGTTGGAGAAAGCACTCTTGCTGATTTTACTAATTATAGAGATTATCTTGAATTAGATGAAAAAGAATTTATGAGGGCTACTGACGCTTCATATAAAATGGGGATTAAATTTACTGATTTTTATGATGTTGATAGTGGTCATTTTTATTATCCATTTCGATTGCCCGACTTAAACGGTACAAAAAATGGATTAGCGGATTGGTTAGAAATTAAAGCCTTTTATCCTGACACCGATATTAAAGATTTTGCTCGTTGTTATTTCCCTCAAATGGCTTTGATGGAAAATAATAAATTTGACTTGAATCAATTTGGATTTTTTGGCAACTATAACCCACATACTGATGTAACTTACCATTTCGATGCTACAAAATTTGGTATCTATTTAAGAGATAAAGTTTGTATACCAAGAGGGGTAAAAGTAATATCTGCTTATGTTGAAAAAATAATTACTAATAAAGATGGTGTTGAAAAACTTATTCTTAACACGGGCGAAGAAGTATTTTCGGATTTATTTATCGATTGTACTGGTTTTAAGAGTCTTTTACTAGGTGATGCCTTAAAAGTTCCTTTTATATCTTATGAAGATATGTTGCCTAACAACAGGGCTTGGGCTACTCAATTACCATATAAAGATAAAGAGAATGAATTAGAGGCAGTCACTAACGGTACTGCTATTCAAAACGGGTGGGTTTGGAACATACCACTATGGTCAAGGTTGGGAACAGGCTATGTTTATTCTGACAAATACATATCAAAAGAAGATGCTCTTGAAGAATTCAAACAATATCTAATGTCAGACAAAATGGTTATTCCGAGAACTCAAGAAGAAATTGAATCTTTACAATATAAAGACATTCCGATGCGTGTTGGCATACATGAAAAATTATGGGTTAAAAATGTAGTTGCTATTGGTTTGTCTGCTGGATTTATCGAACCACTAGAAAGCAATGGTTTGTTTAGCGTGTTTTGGTTTGTCCGCAGACTCGCAAAAAGTTTACTAAGAGAAAAAATATCTCAACACGATAAAGATACTTTTAATTTTTCTTGTAATCAGGTATTTCAAACATTTGCCGAATTTGTTGCTCTTCATTACGCTCTTAGCATTAGACGAGATACGCCTTATTGGTTAGATATAAGTGAGCGTGTTTTTTCGGATAAATTACATAATAAAATAGAAACGACAATACAAGGATTTATGACAACGGCTAATCAAAAAATGTTCAACCCATATATGAATCCTGCTGATGGCATGAGTTATGTATCTATTGGCATGAATTATCCATTTTTTGATAGAGTAGACCAAAAAATGAATGTTTCAGGTGAAAATATAAAACCATATATTGATGGTAATAAACATCATTTTAGCGTTTTGAAAAAAAATTGGGAAGAAATTGCCGATAGAGCGCCATCGTTAATGAAATATCTTGAGGAGAATATCTATAATGATTAAAATTCCTACTGAATGGTTTTATGTTGTACAAAAAATGAAAGATAAAAAGTATTGGAACAAACCAAACACCATTGAATTTTTTGCTTTTTTGACTAAAGTTTTAATTATTTTCCCAGGCTTATTATTTGGCAAACAATGGTGGTGGCTTTATATTTTTGCTTTAATATCTAGCCTATCTTTAATTTGGACTTCGACTAAAAAAACTTTACCTACAATTATTTTATTTAATATCGCTTGGTCAATTTTGGCTTCTTTGGCAATAATAAGGTATTGGCTATGAGTGAAATAATTAAATTCATTGCTAATAAATAATTATGAACCTGCTGGATTTATATTTATCCATTCTTGTTGTTCTTCGTGCCAAGCCCATCTGCCTGGTTCTAATGGTTGTGGGATTGGGGGAACCCAATCACAAGTTTCTTCATCTAATACCCAAGATGGATATTGTTTGATTGGGATAAAAGCATCTCTTACTTCATCATAAGTGCCATCAACAACAGCATAATTTTTACGAAGTGGTATACCGCCATTACGATGTTGCCCTAAATATGTATTATATGATGTTTGAACATACTTTTCACCAAAAGTTGCTCGCCATTCAGCGTAATTATCTGCGAATTCATCACCAACAACAATAACGGCAATTACCTTATTGTTTTCATCTAATTGTGCGAAGTGTGCCATCAGAATGTAATCGTTCCACTAGCGGAAGCGGTTATGCGATAAACACGGTACCCACTTCTTGTTGGTTCGGTATAAGTTAAGTTACTCAAAGTAGCCGCAGGAAAAGTGTTTGGATACGCAACAATAATTACTCCTGAACCACCTGAACCGCCGCCAGTATTACCGCTACCGTTTCCACCATCTCCAGTATTGGGTGAACCCGATGAGCCTGGCTTTGGGTTTCCTGGGGAGGAAGTATTATTTCCACTACCGCCAGCGGCGTAAGTAACATTTGAACCACCTATGGAATTTACTGCGCCACCTCCGCCACCGCCGCCCGAACTCTGACTTCCGCCACCGCCGTTACCACCCGCTCCACCGCCGCCGCCGCCTGATTCAGACCAGCCTGGAACTGGTGATTGAGTTCCATCACCACCAGCATAACCCTCAACTGGTGAATATCCACCTGCGTTACCTGCTTTACCAGTAGACATCGTGCCTGGGCTTGTTGGTCCGCCTCCGCCTCCGCCTGAACCTCCTGTTAATGGGTCATAACCCAAACGGCATCCGCCGCCGCCACCGCCAGTTGAACTTCGTAAAGCACCAAAGGAAGAGTTAGTTCCACTTCCCGATGCTCCTCCGCCTGGGGCGCCACCTCCGCCTCCGCCAATCGTAATTGAATAAGAGGTACCAGCGGTAATTGATTGAGTAGCAAAATAACGGAAGCCACCTGCGCCGCCTCCACCTGCTTGATGGTATCCGCCGCCTCCGCCTCCTGCGACTACAAGAAGTTCAATTTCAGTCACTCCAGCGGCGCCACTTGCTCCGCGACCATAACCTCTAGCGGAACCTCCCGCTATGCTACCCAAAATAGGCATATATCTTCTCCCTTAATCTTTTAGATTATGCGAATTTTTGTTGTGTTTCCAAGACGGTAAATGTAGCAGAAGCAGTCTTAATAATGGTGAATGTATAAGCATCAATAGCCGAGGCATTACCACTTGAGATAGCGGCAGGGACTTTTGGAGTTACAGTATTGCCATCAATTTGAATTACATTGGGATAGTAAGCAGTTGCTCCATTGGTATTAAGCCAAACAAGAGTAATTGAATCTCCAACTGCTAAAGCGGTATTGAGGGAGACACCTGAACTGTATCTAAAGTTAAGAGTATGGTTCGCTGTTGCGTTTGTGGTGTAGTACCAAATTGAAGCAGTATCTACATCAAAGTTAATTGTTCCAGTCGCCGCAGAAGCGACCACATTGACATCTTCTTCAAGACCCCTTACTACTCCGTCCTTGAAAGTTGCTGTATTGATAGTAGGAGAAGTTAAAGTCTTGTTGGTAAGAGTATCTGTGGATGAAATTGTTACAACATTTACTCCACCAGCCTTGACCGTGCCAGTTCCTTTGGCAACTAAATCAAGAGAGATGTCGGTATCGCCACCGCTTGCGGTTAGGGTTGGTGTTCCACCAGTCGCCGCGTTAGCGAGCGTTACCTCATTGACAGCCGAAGCAACTGTATCAAGAATGATAAGTTCATTTCCGTTAGCATCCGCGATAAAACCTAAATCAGCAAACTTTGGGGCTGTAAGGGTTTTATTCGAGAGTGTGCTTGTCGAAGTATCGGTAACTGTTATATCTGAAGTAAGAGCAAGTGTTCCAGTAGAAGTTGGAAGGGTTAAAGTTCCAGTATTTGAAATACTTGAAATTATTGGTGTTGTTAAAGTTTTATTTGAAAGAGTTTGAGTCGCGGTCTCGGTTACTACATTTACGCCTTCAACAGCAACAAGTCCAGCAGAAACTCGAGAGATTGTTGTATCGGTAGCATGACCTAACTCAATAGTTCCAACCCCGATAGCGGTGGATGTGGAAGCGGTGATTCCGCTAACTGGTAATCCAGTTCCGTTAGTTAGTGTGACTGCCGATGGAGTACCAAGGGCGGGAGTTGTGAAAGATGGGCTGTTAGTAAAAGCAAGAACGCCTGTTCCCGATTCATCGCTGATAATTCCTGCGAGGTCGGCTGAACTGCCTACTTGGAGATTAGTGATTGATACTTTGCCATTGGTTGTTATTGCCATATTATGCTATCTCGCTTCCGAACGCATTGAATGAGAAATCTGCTGATGACGCATAGACAGTTACTACATCTGAGGCATCAATTGTAATGCCTAGTGTGTAGGCTGTAACTGAGTTTGCTGAGATTGTTGCGTCATAAACTATGTAATGTTCCTTTGCTAAAGTCGCTCCATTAGGGCGAATTGCGATTCTATAAGAACCTTGAGAAGCCGCTTGATTTGTGACTGTAATGGTCGAGATAACCGTTTGTGTCGCGGCGGGACAGGTATAAAGAGTCGTTGCGGTAGTAGCCGAGGGATTTGATTGCCCTAGGACTTTGTAGGTCGTTGCCATGCGGTTATCCTCCGATTAGAAGTAATGGACTGATTGTACCAGTCGAGTTAATTGTGGCTGTGGTTGCGCTTGCTTGGGCTTGAGATTCAAAACTTTCCGCAGAGGTAACAAAGCCAGCAATGTCAGCGCCATCTAAAGAATAGATAGCGGAGGTTAGTGCGGTGTAAGTTGCGAAAGCAGTATCGAGGGCTGTGTAGGTCGCATAGGTAGAAGGGATATACCAATACTTCCCTGAAGCAAGAATTTTGTTTGTGCTTTGGTTAATATCATCATCAAGGTCATCAATATCGTTTTCTAAGGCGCTCCAAGTAGTCAAATCAATCGCTGAGGTATATGACTCTGTGAGGACTGGATTAGGGCTTATATCGGCTAAATCTAAAGAACCTACCGTGTCAAAGGGAACTGATATGGTGTAAGTGCGACCCCCAGGAAAAGATTCTTCAACTGTGTAGGTAAAAGTCGTAGGAACGATGTCAGGGTCGTTTGTCGCTGGAAGAATTACCGAAAAGGCTCCTGACGATAAAGCAACAACAACGCTGGAGGGTGCAACCATTTGGTCATCGGTTCCATTACGCAAAACATCTCCAAGAGTAAATCGAACCTGTCCTTGGATTGGAGTGCCTTCATAATCTACATAATTGCCTGTAATGGTTACAGTTGTCAGACTTGATGCTAAAGCCATTAGGCACCTACCAAAAAGAGAAGTTCAAACTTTTCTGCTAAAAGATTCTCGGCTGTTTGCTTATGTGCTAAAGCATTATCAACTGCCGTATCTAAATCATCTGCGTTTGGTTCAGCCGCATCGGTTGTGACTTCTAAAGCGGTCATTAAAGCGGCGTAAGTTGTATGTTGGGCTATGGGTACATAAGGTTCAGCCATTTTATACTCCCATCAACATAAGTTGGTTAGAGGTGAAATTAGCAATCGCAGTCGCCGCAGTTTCGGCTTGAGTGGCAAAAAGTTCAGCATTGGCTTCATAGTCCTCAGCATCTACAACAATGACCCTAGTACCCTCAGCGTCGTTGTAACGGGCTAATAAGGCTACATACTGGTCTGTAGTGACGAATCCTGACTGGCTGGTTAAGATGGCTGGTAGGAGGTCAGCAAGATTCTGTGTTGTACCTGCTACTGATAAAGGTAATGAAAGTTGGAAAGTTCTACCGCCTGTAAAATTTTCTTCAACTGTGTAGATAAAAGGTTGTGGCGCGACATCTGTATCGCTGGTAACTGGAAGAGTGACTGTGAATGAACCACTAGCGTCAAAACTCTTTTGAATTACAACTGGGATAATAATAAAGTTTTGTGTTGTTTCTTTTAGGATAGTTTGAGGCGTAAAGTTAATTGAGCCTGAAACTGGATTACCTAATAAATCAACATAAGTCCCAATTACGGTACAGGTAGAAAGTGATGTCGGCAAAGCCATGAATTAAGCGCCTTGTCTAAATACATTCACAGTCTGTGTGCTGGATGCTACAACACCAAAAACTTGCTCTCCTTGTTGTAGTTCAACGGAAAAACTTGTTCCGCCTAGCAACTCATATCCATAACTTGTTGTGGTAACTCCCGACCCGCCTAGATAGACAGTAGCCCCCGATGTAGGAACTTGGATGCTAATTGTCTGTCCGTCGCGTCCATCCGCGTCAGATGTGAGTTTAGTAGCGGTGGTTCCTACTGAAACTCTTTGGTGTGTGACTGCCATATAAACTCCTAAGAAAAGAAAGGGCGACTCATTTTACCGAATCGCCCTCCGCACTATTCAGCGACTTCTTTTGTTTTCTTTGTAACCTTTGGCTTTGGAGCCTCTGTTACTTTTTCTTCGGCTACAACATCTTCAATCAATTTAATGTATCGATTGTTAGCCAAGGACTTAGCATGACGCCATCCCTTGACATCTACGATGTCTCCAGCCACAACTTTGCGACCATCAACGACCATTGATTTAAGAATTTGTGCTTTCATATTATTCAGTTGTATCAATCCAGCAGTATGAGAATGTTGCTGACGCTTGGTCAATACTTCCTGCTGTTGGGTTGTAGAGATAAATAGTTACTGTATTTGCCGCTGTTACTGCCGCTCCTGCGAAGATTAAATCATCGTTAAGAGTTGAAGGTGGGTTTACAATAATGATGTCGGTTGTAGCCGCACCAGTTAATGTGAATGTTGTTCCACCGCGAGTTGTTGCGTTAATTGAAGCAGGGTCGATTGCTACTGTACCGAATTCGATACCGTAAACCATATCGTTGGTGCCAATTTGTAGAGCGCCAACTGCCGCCTCGCCTTTTGTAAGTCTGTTTACTAATGGCATTTATTTCTCCTAAATAAAGGAAGGGAGTGAGACCTTCAAAAGTCCCACCCCCTTCAATTGACTAACTAAGCGACGATGGTATTCCAAAAGTAGCCGAGGTCGGAAGCAATGACTTTGTTATCCCAAGCCATTTCTGCTTCAACACGGTCAGACTTAATGGATTCCATGCGGAACTGTGATGTTCCAATTGTTGCGCCAAGTCCACCTGATACACCAGTCCATGCAAATGTGTATCCAGCGGAAGGGGTTAATAGACCAGGCTGTGGAGCAACATGAGCAAGAAGAGCGCCCTTGCCAAAAGCGAAACCATACGCATCAGCGGCACCTTCCTTGTTTGTTGCCTTTACTGCCTTAGCAACCATAACGCGTGGGATGTCAAACATCGCCGCGAGCATATCGGTTGTAATTGTCTGTGAAGATGTGTACTTGATACGGTCTACCAAGTCAGGGTGATTCTTGAGTGACTTGAATACCTCGTATCCAAGAACAAGGGTGTTTGCTTCCATTCCTGTTGAACCAAGAATTTCAGACTTTCCCTCCTCAATATCTGAGATTGGGTCAGATGAGGTGTAATCAGACCATTGCTTTGTTTCGCCTGATGATGGTGCGCCTGAAACTCCAGTCACATCGTCTGCCCAAACACCTGTGGTGAAAAAGTCAGTAACGAACTGTAGTTCCTTGCGGAGCATCATGCGACGGGTGACGAACTCTGTTGCCTCACGAAGAGGGTTCAAAGGTGCGTCAGCGTTAGCAACTGTTTGGTCATCTACATCTTTGTGGAAAGCAAAGACATCTGCTGAGTATGTAGCAGTTGAAAGATTGTAACCTCCACCAGCAGATTCAGTTCCAGGCGCACGGCGTTGAGCCTCATCGCGGAACCAATCATTCTTGGTGTATTGGAAGTATTTATCGCTCTTCTTATCGACTGGTATTACTGGGAATACCTTGTCAGCGATAAAGTTATCTTGATTCTGTAAGTAAGCAATCGAGA